GCCGACGTCTCCAATCGGGTGATGCGGACCATCCAGGGGATGGTGCCGGACCTGGAGGTGTACTCGATCGACGAATGCTGGGCGGACCTCACTGGCATGCCTGGCGACCTGGAGGAGCTCGGCCGGGAGATCCAGGCGCGTGTGCACCGCTGGGTGGGCATCCCGGTCGGCGTCGGGATCTCGACCACCAAGACGCTGGCGAAGCTGGCTCAGTGGGCGGGCAAGACCTGGCGCGCTACCGGCGGGGTGGTGGATCTCACCGACGCGCTCAGGCAGGGGCGCCTGCTGCCGCTGGCGCTGGTGGGTGACGTGTGGGGCGTGGGCCGAAAGCTGACCACCCGCCTGCAGGGGCTCGGCATCACCACGGCCCAGGACTTGGCCCGGGCGGACCTGCGAGTGCTGCGCAAGGAGTTCTCCCGCGTCCTGGAGCGCACGGCGCGGGAGCTGCGCGGCGAACAGTGGATGCGCCTGCACGAGGCGCCGCCGCTGAAGAAGGAGATCATCAGCTCGCGGATGTTCGGCCATCGAGTGTACCGCCTGGAGGCGCTGCGCGAGGCGATGGCCACCTACGTGACCCGGGCAGCCGAGAAGCTGCGCGAGCAGGGGTCGCTGTGCTCCACGCTGCTGGTAAGCGTTCAGACAGGCCAGCACGAACCCGAGGAGCGCCGCTACTACCGAAGCCTGGGCATCCAGCTCGCGCATCCGACCGACGATACCCGACTCCTGGTGCAGGCCGCGCTGGCCGGACTGGATCCGATCTATCGCGAGGGCTACGCCTATTCGAAGTGCGCCGTGGTGCTGGGCAGCATCGTGCAGACGGACGAGTTCACGCCAGACCTCTTCGCCCCGGCCGGGCAGGGACGGCCCAGCGAGCTGATGCAGGTGGTGGACCGGATCAATGCCCGATACGGCAGGGCAGCGCTGCACGTGGGCCGGATGCCTACCGATCCGGGCTGGCAGATGCGGCGAGAGCTGTTGTCGCGGGGGTATACGACCCGGTGGGGAGAGTTGCCGCGGGCAGGTTGAGCCAACCTATTTCGGTCCAGATATGGTTTCCCATCGTCTTTTTTCAGCCCATGCGAAAAATAGGGTGCTCCCAGGGGTTGCGTTCTGAAAAAGCCTGTCAGGGTGGATCAGCAACCCCATCATTCAGAGGAGTAGTCGATGGTGCGAAGAAGAGGTTGGTTGTGGTTGACACGCAGTGAACAGCAGACAGTGAGGCGGATCCGGACGCTGGAGAAAAAGGATCAGGATAGGTTGCATCTCCTCATCGATGCGATGTGTAGGACGTCCCTGACAGAACGTTGAGCTCAGCCCGGTGCGAAATCACCGGGCTTTTTTTGGGTTTACGTTTGATCCGAAGGTCTCTGAGCCAGAGGTGCCTCAGCGCACAGAAGGAGCTGGTCCAAGAGGAAAATCTAAAATTTAGCCTTGCGCTCACCTTTCGAGTGTGATTGGTGTTGACTTTTTCGTGGATGTGATATAGATTGTATATCACTGGTCGGACGCGGCCAGTTCCGGAAATTGAAATCGCTAGATAACTACCAAACATGATTCGACTTTTGTCGAAATTCGAAGATGGAAAGACGGAAAGTACTTGGAGATGACTATGTCCCTCAACGCCGAGAAGCAAACTGAAAGCTTCCTCTTACGTTTACGCAAGAAGGACACGCCGACAGCTGTTAGTAGCTCTACTGTCGAATTGCTAATGGAACAGACCGGCATGAGTAAAACCGAAGTCGCTCATCTTGCACTTCGGCAGATGGCAGACCGCTATTTGCCAAAGTATGAGTTGGACGATGGTCCACTAACCGACGCTCAAATTGCAGCCATTCGGGTTGCAAGTCCCGCTACGCATACTGCGGAGGAGCGCTTTACTAAGAGGTTGTTCTAAAAATGGCTAAACCTTTCTACCCCCTGCCTGCGCCAGGCGATATCGTTTGGTGTAAATTTCCGAGTCACGCGAACCTCGGAGAACCAGGCCCTAAAAGCCGGCCAGCATTGGTCGTGAGAGTCTCTGATCTGGATCATGAGGTCGTAATTGCCTACGGTACCAGTCAGAAGACCCAAACCCTTTATCCTGGTGAGTTTTCTCTATCGCCAAGCGATGGTGATGCCTACCAGATGAGTGGTTTGGGTGCTGAAACAAAGTTTGATGTTGGTAGAACGGTTCAATTGCCATTCGATACGGATTGGTTTGGTGAGCACAAAAGCGTGCATGCATCATCGCCACTTCCCAAGATGGGAACCATCCATCCCAGCTATATGCCTGCGATACTAAAGGCGCTGAAAGCGCTAAAGAAAACCTAACGTTGTAGGTGTTCCCTGGGAAACCGGCTATATGGCCGGTTTTTTTATTTTTTAATTTTCTTCCATTCCCTTTCGACCGCCCGCTTCGCCGTCGCCTTCGTGGCGTACAGGTGCCTGAGCCGCCGTGGCTTGCTCTGGTCGCCCTCAGTGAGGGTGTGCTCCTTGCCGGTCTTCGGGTCGCGGTAGTAGGCAATGATCCCGGTGTAGTCGCCCGGGATCTCATCGACCAGGTCGGCGACCAGGTCTTCCGGCAGCTTGGCTTCCAGCTCGAGGCGCGTGGTGTAGCCGCCGTCCGCCGTGAGGCTGTGCTGCACGTTCCCCCCGTACCAGATGATGGCGTCGATCTCGGCCTTCACGCCCTGCAGGGTGTAGGTGAGTTCGGGCATGAGCTCAGGGCGGCCCAGGGCGAGCTGGTAGGTGAGGGTGGCGGTACCGCGCTGCAGGCGGTTCCACTCGGCCCGGGCGGCGCGCAGCGCGGAGAGCTGGTCGGTGTAGGTGTGGCGCAGGTCCTTCACGTTCTCGCCGCCGCCGGCTATGGCCTCCTTCTTCTTCGCACTGTTGACGTCGTAGTAGAAGGCGCGCACGGCGTCGTAGCTCTCGCGATCGGCCTGCAGATAGCTGTGCTGGTCGCCGTCCTTGCGGGTGAGGGTGACGTGGCCCAGGTCGGCGCCGCTGACGGCCTTGCCGCCGCCGGCCGGGAGGAACAGCAGCCGGCCCGCTTTCACGGTGGCCACCGCGTCATAGTCCTCGCCCAGACGGGTCAGCAGGTTCGCGTCCGATTCGCCGGTCTGGTCCAGCTGCAGGATCTGCTGCGCCTCGAGGTCGGGCGCGATGAGCGGGGTGAGCCCCTGTCGCGCGGCCAGGACGCGCAGCACGGCGCCCAGGGTGGTGGCGCTGTAGCTCTGGTCCCGTTTGGTCTTGAGGCCCTTGCGCAGGTCGGCGCTACGGGCGCGGATGCTGAGCACGTCGGGGGCGCCGCTGTGCTCGGTCTCGTCGACGATGTAGCTGCCCTTGTCGATCAGGCCGGTGGTGGACCAGCCCAGCCAGAGGCGGATCTTGGCGCCCCGGGGCGGGATGGCCAGCAGGCCGTCGTGGTCGGACAGCACCAGGCTCAGCTGGTCGGCCTCGAGGCCGCGGTTGTCCGTCAGATCCAGGCTGATTAGCCGCGGCGCGATGAGGGCACTGATGTCCTTGCCGTCGACCAGGATCTGGTAGCGCGCCTGGGCATAGGTAGCGCCCTGCACCAGGTCACGGCCGAGGGTGCGTAGCTGGCCGGTGGCGGTGTCAAGCAGCTCCTGGATCACAGCAGCTTCCTCAGCAGGGTACCCATGCCGGCCATGCCGGCGCCGAGCAGCTCGCGGCCGGTGTCGTCGTCGACGCGCTTGAGGGCGATGCTGAACTCGATGCGGCGCGGGGTGCCGTCCGAGAAGAACAGCGTCTTGGTCTCGGTGATGCTCTCGATGACCCAGAGCCCGTAGATCCGCCCGCTGCCCTCGATCAGTGGCCAGGCGCCGCCGGTACCGGCCATGTAGCGCAGTACGTCCAGGCTGCTGGGCGTGCCGGCAAGCTCCGGGGCGAGCCAGCCGGGCATGGTGATGCTGTCGTCGCCCTTGCCGAGGAACTGGCGCGCCGGCGCGGCGCCCACGCGGGAGCTGGTGGCGTGGCGGTAGTCGGTCTGCCGCTGCAGCTCCTGGTAGGCGAGGGTGTAGAGGCTGAAGATGAAATTGCCGAGGGCCATCATCATGGTGATCAGGTCCTGTCCTTGAGGCTGCTGCGGCCGCGGGCGGCCTTCTGGCTCTCGATGCGGGCCAGGGCGGCCTGGACCTCGCGGGCGATCGCCTGGGCGTCCGTACCGGCACCCGCGTTGATGGTGATGTGGTAGACGTCGCCGCCTGCCGGCGCAGCAGGCGCGGCGGCGGACATCGCGGGTCGGTCGTCGAAGGTGATGCCGTTGGCCAGCGCCGGAGTTGCGGCAGTACCGATGCCCAGGGCGACCGCGCCGGCACTGGCGATACGCTTGGCGGTGTCGGCGATCTGGGCCAACGGACTGCCTTCACCCTTACCCAGGCCGATGGCCAGGCCCTGCATGGTGAACTCACCCAGGGAGGCGAAGACGCGGGACGGCGAGTGGATGTCCAGCTTCTCCTTGAAGAAGTTGATCGCGCTCTCGCCGGCGCCCATCACCGCGTTCTTCACCGCGCCCAGGCCGCTGGTGATGCCGTTGACCAGGCCCTGCATCATCATGCCGCCGAGCTCGGTGAATTTGGCCGGGAGCTCGAAGCCGAAGTAGTTCATCACCGCGGCGAAGGCCCGGTAGAAGAGGCCGATCGGCGAGAAGTCCAGGATCAGCTTGGCGATCCCGGTAATACCACCACTGGCCCCCAGCTTCATCTCCTCCCAGATCCCTTTGAACCACGGCGCAATGGTGCTCCAGTTGGCGTAGAGCAGGGTGCCTGCGGTGACCAGGCCGAAGATGACGGCGGCGATGGGGTTGGCCATCACGGCGGCACCGAGCAGCCGGAAGCCGGTGGCCACTAGGGGCAGCGTGCCCTTGCCGAGGTTGAATAGCAGGCCGATCAGACTCGGCAGGCGGATACCGACCTGGGCGAGCATGAAGCGCAGCGCCAGGAAGGGACCCAGCACGCCGGCCAGCCCCAGGGCAACCGTGCCGAAGGCGATCGATACGGCTGACAGCACCGCGGCTACCTTGACCAGGTTGCCGGCGAGAGTGGGATTGGCCTCGGCCCAGGCGCCCGTGGCGGAGGCAGCATCGGTCAGCCAGGTGATGATTTCCTTGAGCTGGGGCGCGACTGACGCCCCGAACTGAGCTTGAGCGTTGGTGAAGCTGCCTGTCGCGGCATCCCAGAGGTTGGTCACGGTCTTGAGCTGCTCGTTGACGCGCATCTGCAGGTCCGCCTGGGCCTTCATCTTGCCCTGGACTTCCTGGTAGCCGGCCAGGCCCTTGGACATCATGGTATTGAGCGCGGTGAGGGTCTCGGAGTCGTCGCCGAAGATCTGTTTCAACACGCCCAGGCGGGTCTCGGTGTTGAGCCCCTTGAGCTTGTCCAACTGGGCGTAGAGCTTCTCCATGCCGCCGAATTCGCCCTTGCCGTCGGTGAAGTCCAGCTTGATGCCCTTGTCCTTGAGGCCCTTGTTGGCCTTGCCGACCTTGTCCGTATCCATGCCCATCTGGAAGATCTTGCGCAGGGCATTGCCGGCGGCGCCGCCTTCCATGCCGGTCTGGTCAAGCTGGATCAGCAAGGGGGAAAGCGCGTTGGCCGCCTCGAGGCCCTCCTTCTTGATGATGTCCAGCGCCGGGCTGATCTTGCTGAAGCCCTCGAGCATGTTGTTGGAGTCGACGCCCAGGTAGAAGCCGCGCTGGATGGTGTCCATCAGGCCCATGAGATCCTTCTCGCTGGTGCGGGTGGCGTCCTGCATCTTGGCGGCGAACTCTGCGGCCTCGGTGACCGGCATCTTAAGCTGGACGCCCAGGTAGGCAGCAGCCTCGCCCATGCCGCCGAGGATGGTCTTGGCCGACATCCCCTGGCGCACCAGCATGGTCATCATTTCCTGGAATTCGGCGGTGGTACCGGGCAGACGATCGCCCAGGCGCGTTGCCAGGTCGGAGATCTCCTTGAATTCCTTGGGCGCGGTGCCGTCGCTCAGCATCAGCGAAGCGCGCAGCTGGGTGGCGGCGTCCTCGGCCGGGGCAAAGGCTTTGATCATGCCCAGCACCGGGCCGCCGATCGCGGCGCCGGTTGCGGCCGAGCTGGCGCCGGCCATGGCGGCGTTGCCAGCGAGCTCCTGGCCGCGCTTGAGCTTGTTGCGGGCGCTTGCCAGCTTCTCCTGGGTGCGATTGAGGCGCTCGAGCTTGCCGCGCTGGGTATCGATAGCGGCATTGGCGCTGGTGAGCTGCGCCTGCAGCCGCGCCTGGGCGCCGCCGAGGTCGCGGGTATCGACGCCGCTGGCGCGCATGATTGGCAGCAGGCGCTGCAGCTCGGTGCGCTGGGCGGTGTGCTTGGCCTGGAGCTTGTCGACGGCTGCGGCCGCGTTGGCGAAGGTCTTCTGGAAGGCGGCGGACGGGGCGTCCATGGCCTTGAGCTGCTCGCGGTAGGACCGCAGCTTCTCCTGGCCCTTGGCCAGGGCCTCGGCGCTCTGGCGCACGGCCTCGCGCTGGCGCTGGTAGGCGCTGATGTCTTGCTGCTGCTGGTTGAGCTCTTTGACCCGGTCCCGGGCAGCCTTGAGCGCCCGGGCGGTCGCGTTGCCGCCCCCGGCGATGCGTTTGAGCGGGGCCGTGACCTTGTCCAGGGCGGACAGGAGGACGCGGATCTGCAGGTCATTGGCCATCGGGGGAGACTCGCTTGCGGGCGCGTTCGCGCCAGTCCATCAGTTCGGAAACGCTCAGCTGGTCGAGCTGAGCGGGGTGCCAGTGGAAGGTGATGGCGAGGTCTGCCATCGCATCCTCTACGTGGCGGGGAAGAGATCCGCCTTCATGGACTTCTTGAGCAAAAAAACTGGCGACGACACTCCCTGCGTCGACCAGGTCGGCGGGATCCATGGCGCGGACCTCGGCCTCGGTAAGAGTCGGGGTGCTGATGCGCGGGATCACGCGGACGATGGCGTTGACGTCCATCTGCAGCAGGTCGGAGAGAGTGATGCCGCGCAGTGCGCCGGCGTTGGGCTTGCGCAGAGTGATCTGGTCGATGGTGGTGGCACCGCGGACGATGGGCTGGTCCAGGACGATGACGTTCTCGGGGGTGGTATCGCTCATGGTGGTACTCCAGGTAATAGGCTTGGGAGATCAGGTGGCCCGCCTGAGCGGGCTGGAAAAGGGGAGGGATCAGATGCCGAGCGAGGCGCGCTGCTTGGCCAGGCGGTCTTCGCCGCCCACGATCTCGATGAAGTTGAGGAGGTCGATCTCGATCACGGTCTCGCCGTCCACGATCAGCTTGTAGTAGCTGCCGGCGGTGGTGATCTTGTGCTCGGTGTCCTCGCCGGCGCTGGCTTCACCCATCTCGATAGATTCGTGGCGGCCGCGGACGACGATCTCGACAGCGGTCTCTTCGCCGGTGTCGTCCTGCTGGTAGCTGCCGGTGAAGCGCAGGGGCACGGCTGCGGCGCCCACGGCGCCGAATTGCTTGAGGACGGTGAGGTCGAGGCCGCCGAGGCTCCATTCCAGCTGGATACCGTCGTCGGACATACCCAGGTCAGCCTTGACCGGGCCGTTCATGCCGGCGCCGCGGAAGGCTTCCATCTTGCGGCCGAGGGTCGGCAGGGTGACGGACTTGGCGACGCCCAGGTAGGAGTGGCCGTCGTTGAAAAGCATCATGTTCTTGAGTTTGCGGGGCATGGCCATGGGGGCAGCTCTCCAGAGGGCGCCCTAGGGGCGCCGGGTGATCAGGATCAGGCGTTTACGCGGGTCGCGAAGTCGGCCAGGTAGCGGTCGGTGATGCGCTGGCGCAGGGTCATGTCTTCCAGCGGCGGGACGGGGGTGTAGTCGTAGTCGAGCCACAACTTGCCGGCCTTGAGGGTGCTGGCGTCGTTGGCGTCGGCGTCGTACCAGCACTCGCCGCCCAGCAGGTAGCCCTGGCGGGTGAGCTCGCGGAATTTGGCGTTGATGCCCTCGACGATGTCGCGCACCAGGCTCGGGTGCATCGGGCGGTCCACCGCCCAGAAATGCGCCTCGGCCATGGTGTCGGCCAGCACCTGGGCGGTGCGGGTGTAGTTCTCGAAGGTGAAGAGCGCGTCGTCGCTGCAGGTGCGCGAGCCCCAGAAGCGGTAGCCCTCATGGTTGATCAGCGTGGTGATCTGGTTGCCGTTGAGGTAGTCGCTGTCGGTGGCGGTGTTCTGCAGGTCCCAGAAGACATCCTTGGACACGCCGGTGACGCCGGCCACGGCGACGTTGGAGAGGGTCTTGTGCCAGCCGGTCTCCTGGTCGATCTGGGCGCGCAGGCCCAGCGCGCGGGCGGTGGCGGCCGCGGTGACGGTCTTGTTGTCGGTGGTGGACCAGGCCAGGAAGTCCGGCCAGTGGAGCATCAGCTCGCGGGCGGTGAACTGGGTGCGGTAGGCGACGGCCTCTTCCTTGGTCGCGCAGCCGTTGCAGTTGGCGTAGACGAAGGCGCGCAGCTGCTTGGCGATCGGCAGCAGGGCGGTGGTCACGGCCTGGGTGTCGAGCCCGGGAATGCCCAGGATGCGCGGCGTCACGCCGAGTTTGGCCTTGGACGCGAGCAGGGCCTTCATGCCGGTGTATCGGCCGGCGACGACGCCACCGATCAGGTTGGACTGCAGCTCGGCCGCGCTGGCGCCGTCCGCAACTCGGACCACAACCACGACGGGCTTGGACTGGTCGGCGATCGCCTGCAGAGAGGGGGCCAGGGTGCCCTTAGTACCGGCCTTGCCGACAGCGGCCTGGACGTTGGTCAGCAGGACGGGCGTGTCGAGCGGGAAGGTGGTGGCATCGGCATCGCTACCGGTGCAAACCATGCCGATGACGGCCGTGGAAACGGTGGAAATGGAGCGGGTGCCCTGATTGATCTCGAGGACACGCACGCCGTGATGGAAGTCAGCCATGGAGGGTAAGCCTGCGCAGGTGGGTATGTGACGCTGCACAGGCTGAGGGATCCGCGCGCGCGGGTCGCGGGGCGGGAGTTGTAGCGGGCGCCGCTACAAAATCAGGCGGCGGTAATGAGGCTGGCCACGTCCGGGTTGGCGGCGAGGAAGGCCTTGAGCTTGTCGACCGGATCCTCAGCGTCGAAGGCTTTAGGGCGATTGACCAGACGCCAGGCGGTGCCATCCCAGCGCGGCCACTGGTTGTCCTCCCAGGTGGCTGGCGGCGGCGTTTCCACGCAGCGCGCCGGCAGGTGGTAGACGCCAGGCTCGAGCGGCGACTCATCGGCGGAGGTCTGCCCCTGGTAGAAGCCGGCCTGGTCGGTTTGATAGACGATCTTGTCCATGGGACACCTCAGTACTTGATGATGGCCAGCAGCGCGATGTTGCGCGGGCGCGCCTCGCTGCCGCCGCTCGGGTCGATGGTGACGACGTGGGTGTGGTCGCCGTTGGTGCTGGTGTTGTAGCTACTCGTGCGGTCGGTAAAGTTGTTGCCGCCGGACAGGCCACTGCTGCTGGTTTCGTAGGTGTCGGTGTCCGAATAGACGTGCGAGTGCGCGCCGGCCTGGGAGGTCTTGCCGGTGTGGACGTGCTCCTGGTTCTGGCCCAGCTGGCCGGTACCCAGGCCACGGCCCTTGTCGATCCCGCGGCCGTCGTCCAGGCAGCGGATGAATTCGCCGCGCAGGTCAGGCAGGTTGAAGGTGGTGAAGCCATCACCCGCGCCGTGATAGGTGCCCAGGGCGGCGAAAAGCTCGGCATAGGCGGTACGCGAGATCGCTGCACCGTTGGCCTTGAACCAGCCGGCCGGGGCGGTGGTACCGGCGAAGTAGCCGACCGTGCCGGCCGGTACCCGCGTGATCATCGCGTCCACCTCGCCCTTGCTATAGAGCTCCATGTTGGCTCGGGCCTTGGCCTTGTCCGGCACGTCGGCCAGGTTCTGGGTCTTCATCAGCGGATCGAAGAAGGTGCCGAGCGGGTCGTTCTGAGCCAGCACGATCTTGGTGCCGGTGGCGTAGCTGCTGGTGAGCTTGAGCGCGGTGCTACTGATCGCGGTCCATTCCTCGCTAGCGCGCAGCCGGTTACCGGCGACGTAGACCGCCAGGCCCACGGTGGTGGTCTTGGCCAGGTTGACCACGGTCTGGTTGGCGGCCAGCGTCTGGGTCTCCTCGATCGAGCGCACCACCACATTGGCCTGCGTGGGATCGGTCCAGGCATAGGCGCCATCGGCATTGCCAGTCTTGGCCAGCACTTGGTTCGTGGTGCCGCCTGGGATGATCAAGGCCTTGGCGAAGGTGTTGAGCACCCAGGTGTGGCTGGCTACCGCCAGGTTCGGGTCCACCTGCAGGTTGATCACCGAGGCGTTCGAGGCCAGGAATTGCACGCGCAGCACGGCATCCGAATAGGCGCCCTCGCCGGGGAGCGGTTTGTAGGTGTCCGGCAGGTTGCCGACCACGAACAGGCTGCCCTGGTCGTCAAAGAGGCCGACCTCGCGCAGGGTGAAGCCGCCGGTAGCCGCCGGGATCACGATCTCGGCGATGAAGCCGCGCGGCTCGTCCGGATCCTGGTAGACGCGGTTGATGGTGGTGCGATAACGCTCGCGCACCAGTTGGGTCATGCCCTCGGCAGGAGTGACGGGGTTGCCGTTGCCATCGCCCACGGCCGCCTGGATCAGGTTGATAGCGACGCCGGCAGCCTCGGCCTGGGCCAGGCGCTTGAGCCCGTAGGCGGTGTGTATCGTGTGGAAGTCCATGATCAGCCCTTGCTGCCGGTGTGGTAGTGACTGGCCCCGCCAAGGCGTGGCCCGATCCAGAAAATGAATGCCCGCCAGCGCGCTTCACCCTCAGCCCGGCAGGCGCGGTACAGCACCGCGTCCGCTGCGGCGCGGGGCAGTTGGCCGGTGCGGTAGAGGAAGTCGTGGACGAAGGCGGCCAGCACGGCGTAGCCAGCCAGAGCGGCATAGATGCCGGTGGCGGCGAGGCTGGTCCACAGCAGCGGATTCGCGGCCGCCTGCAGGGGCAGCAGCAGGGCGCAAAGCGCGCCGGCCACCCAGGCAAGTACGCCAAGGATCAGGGCCCAGCGCGCGACCTCGCGTAGAAAGCGGATCGATGCCAGGTCGCTGCGCTCGCCCACGGGAACGACGATTCGGCCATAGACCGGGTCGACGAACACAAGCGGCTCGACCAGCTCCCAGGTCCAGCGGTCCACCTGGCGCATGGCTGGGCGGCTCTCGAAGTGACCCTTGCTCATACCGGCCACCACTTGTCGGCGGCGAAGTCCTGGGGAATGGGTGCCATCGCCTTGAGGTCGCTCCCAGCCTGCACCAGCGCGCTTTTGCGGGCCGTGGCAGCCTGGCCAAGCGCTAGCGCGGTCTGGGCATCCATCGGCACGCGGCTGTTGTCGGCGGCGATCCAGAAGAAGTCCTTGGCCGCGTCTGCCCAGCGCAGCTCACCCACCTTGGCGCCGTTCATGATGGCCGCGAGCGCGTTGTTCATGGCGCCCAGGATGTTCTCCCGGTCGCCTGCCTCGCGGGTCTGGTAGTGCTTGCCCTGGAACTCGAAGCCCAGTTCCACGCGGCGGTCCCGCTCGGTGTCGACCTGGTCAGTAGTGACCACCGGCAGCGGTTGCTCTGGCGCATTGTCGGCGGCGCTCCAGCCCTGACCATTCCAGACGGCCACCTGGCCAGCTTTGAGCTTAGGCGGTGCGGTCGGCGTGCTGCGCCCGGGGATGCCCGCCATAGGGTCGGCCTGGATGGATCCAGCCAGGACGCCATCGGCGCCCCATTGATAGAGGGTGATGGTGTCCATGGTTATTTGGCCTTGACGAAGTTTGCGAAGGGGGCGGGCTGGGCGGCGGACTTAGGGACGCGAAAAGTCGTCTTGATGTCGTAGGGCGGGGCAGCCCGCATAAATCCATAGGTGCCCCAGGACTGGATGACCCACACGCCTTTGCCGTCCGTGCAAGGCTCGCCAGGGTAGGAAAGCGAGAACGAAATGGTCGCGGGCGTGTAACTTACGTTTCCGCTCGCGTCGACAGACACGCCAGTAAACCGAGCGTGACCTCCGGCATTAGGGTTCGTGACGATGACGACCCCAGAGTCATCCGCGGCGATATACAGGGTCGGGTCTCCCTGGTATTGCTGGATATAGCTGTGATACTTCGGCGAAACGCCCTCTTTGCTGAAACCGACGTAGTAGTAATATCGGTTTGTCGACCCGCCATCGCCCTGGGTTTGCTGAAATGCGGTGATAAAACAGCCGCTTGCATAGGTCATGGCATAGGCGCCGGAGCTATTAGGAGTCGCGGCCCAGGTGTCGCTATTGTCAGTCGAGCGCGCCTGTCCGCTGCCGGCTCCGACCAGCCAGATTCCGGTGCCGTTGGTGGCTATCACGCTCGCCGCCATGGGGAGCGCGACCTTTTGCCAAGTGAGGCCGTTGTCCTTCGATCTGGCTCCCCAGGCGTTGCCGGTGAGCGCGAACCATGTGCCCTTCTTATCCGTGGCAATACGCCCGCCAGAACCCGTCACGCCGGTCTCTATGATGCTCCAGGTCAGTCCGTTATCTGCCGACCGAATTACTCGGGAGCCGTTGGTCGTCACGACCCATACGCCTTTGCCGTCGGTCGCGATAGCGACCATTATTCCCGTCGGAGACGCGACGCTAGTAAACGTCAATCCTAGGTCCGTGCTCCGGCGGAAAGACGGGACGTTGTTCGCATCAACGTCCCCAACAATCAAAACGCCGTCTTTACCAAATGCGCTAAAGGGCGCCGGGCGGGTGCTTGGGGTGGCGCTCGACGTGACGAAACTGTTTGTCGTGTCTGTTCCCAGCAGCCCGAGCTTTGCAAAGAGGGCTGGGTAGCTCGCCTGCAAATAGTCGGCGCCGTCGGGAATCCAGTTCGCATCGGGCGCGCCGCGGGTAGTGGTCAGAACGTCGCCAATGCCCGGTTTCCAATAGGCGCCGATCAGACCTTCCGCCCAGCCCTTCGACGCCGCGTGAAGCGGGTCTGTCGGCTCGCCTGCCAACTTGAGCGGGCCGGTCATGGTGCCGCCGCCCTTGGCGAGCTTGGCGGTGTCCAGGTCGGTGATGGCCTTCGCGTTGTCGGCGATCCCCTTCGCCTGGGTGGTCAGGGCCGCATCGACCGTGACGGCTCCGAATCCAATCAGCTTCGCGCCGCCGGTACCCTTGAGAGTCTCAGCCGTAGCGCTGGCCGCTGCGATCGCAGCTGCAAGGCGGGAGACCACGCTGGGCAGCGTCTCCACCTTCTTGCCGTCGACGGTGATGTAGTAGCCCGCGGCGTTGCCGTTGGCGAAGTCGGCGATGCGCGCCTCATTCCCCCGGAAGCGGGTGATTACCTCGGGTAGGGTCAAATCAGCCATTTTTCAGTTCCAGCGCCTGGATCAGGTCCACGTTGGTGAGTTGGTGCAGCCCGGACTCAGCCAGGACGAAACCAGGCTCCAGGGCGGCGTATTGGGTATCGGAGGGGCGGACGGTCAGCTCGAAGCCGGCCGCGGTGACGGCGCCGCGATAGGTACGGGTCTTGGTCGCGACGCGCAGCTCGATGGTGTCCAGGTGCGAGCGCAGGTTCTTGGCCGCCTCGACGACGGGCATAAAGCGCAGCGCGCTGCTGTTGGGCACGCCGATCTGGTCGACGTCGATCAGCAGGCGGAAGGTGCCGGGCTTGCCGGGTGGATCCTGCTGGTACCACTCCTGAACGCGGATCGGGAAACCCAGGGCGGCCAGCGCGTCCTTGATGGCGCCGAAGGTGCCCTTGGTGCGGTGGACCTGGATGCTCGCGCGGATGGTCTGGCGCTTCTGGTTCTCGCTCCATTGAGGATCCCAGGCGTCGACGGATAGGGCCCAGGCGAGCCAGGGCAACTGCTCGGCCGGGGCGGTGTTCGAGTCCCAGACCGACCGGGTGGGCACCGGCACGTCGCTAATGGCGCTGCCGGTTTCAGCCAGGCGCCGCTCTAGGTCCGTGCTGTTGGGTGGCAGCAGCTCAGACATTGGTAGCACCCGCCACGGTCAGGGTGACGCCGGTCAGGTTGCTGGCTTCGCCGTTGCCCAGCACCAGGCTGGCGGCGGGCTTGGTGAGCTTGACCGCCTGGACGCCGGACTGGTGCAGGGCCTTGTACAGGCCGGACAGGGCGACGTCATAGCCGATCTTTTTCACGCTGGCGGCGTAGTCCTCGACCGCCTTGTAGGCGGCCGCGACCACGACGTCGGAATCCGGGCCGTCGTAGAGAGTGAGCTCGGCGTTGACCTGGTAGTCCACGATGTTGGCCGACAGCACGGTCACCTTGTCGGTGAGCGGCCGGACCTTCTCGGCGTTGAGCGCGGCGGTGACCTTGGCCAGCAGCTCGGGGGAGGCCAGGCCGGTGCCCAGGCGCGACAGCACGTAGATGGTCACCTGGGTCGGCGCTGGGCTGATGGCCTGGACGTCGCGGACGTTGCCATCGGCGGACAGGCCGTGGAAGACGTAGCTGCCTTGGCTGCCGGCGGTCGTGTAGCCCTCGGGTGACAGCTGGATCCGCGCGCGGAAGTCGTCGTCGGATTCGTAGACGGCGGCGGTGGGCGGCAGGGCGTTGGGGTTAGCGGCCTTGAGCAGCAGGCGGGTCACGCTGAAGTTCGCGCCGAGCTGGTCCAGGTCGGTGCCCACGGCGAAGGCCAGCATCACGCCGCGGGTGGCGTCGTTGACCCGCTGGCGCAGCACCAGCTCCCGGTAGGCGTTCTCCTGGAGCAGCTTGTTGACTGGGTCCGACTCCAGGGCCAAGCGCTCGCGAATGGCGGCGCGCTCGGCCGCAGGGTAGAGGCTGATGAGGCGCTCCTTGCGGGCGGTGAGCAGGGTCTCGAAGTCCAGGGTCTCGACGATGGTCGGGGCCGGCAGCTGGCTGAGGTCGATAGGGCTGAAGGTGTCGACCATTACAGGCCTCCCAGGGTGAGCGGTGCGCGCAGGCTGACGGCGGCGTCGTTGACGGTGCTGTAGCCCTCGAGGTCAACGAAGGCCTGGCCCGGGGCGTCGCCCAGGCTGATGCCGATGTAGGTCAGGTTGAGGCGTGGCTCCCAGCGCAGCAGGGCGGTCACGGCAGTGGCCTTGGCCTGGAGGGCGAGGGCGGGGTTAAGCGGCTGGTCGAGCAGGCTGAACAGGTCGCAGCCGTACTCGCGGCGCATAGTCCGGGTGCCGATCGGCGTGGTGAGAATGTCCGCCACGGATTGCTGCAGGTGCTCGAGCTCGGTGACGGTCAGTCCAGAGGTTCGGTTCATGCCGTGGGCGCTCCGGTCTTGCCGCTGCCGGTCTGCACGCCGCCATGGGGGTGCTTGACCAGGCTGATGCCGGCGGCGACCACGTCCTCGCTGACGGTCACCTTGCCGGTGACGTTCTGGTTGCCGGTCTGGGTGTAGTCGCCCTGGTGGTTGATCGGGCCGATGATGTTGATGCCGCCGGGGCTGGTCAGGTCGGTGACGCCACCCTCCGGCAGGATGGCGCGTAGGCGATGGGCCACGCTGTCGTACTCGACAACGGCGCCGTCCGGGTAGGTGCGGCGGTGCAGGCCGGCGCGATCGCCGTTGGCAGGAATGAGCGCGCTGAACAGGCCGGTAATGGCGATGCCCTGGGCGGTCTGGCCGCTTGGGCTGAGGACCAGGACCTGCTCGCCCACGGTAGGCGGATTCCAGTCGCGAGTGGTGCCGGCACGTAGGGCGGTCCAGGGCAGCCAGCCGGTCAGCAGGTCACCACTTTGAACCCGAACCCGGGCAGGGCGCTTGTCTGGGAGACTGCCATGGTCGACCTCGGCAACGGTGCCGAGGCGGATCAGGTTCTCGATGAGGCGGGAAAGGGCGGCGATGTTGGTCATGCCGCGAATTCTGCGACTGCTAATTTGTAAATGATGCTGTGCTAATTTGTAGGTGCAGCTCCTACAAAAAAGAATCTTCAGTTTTTGATTGGGAAGTTTTTGATATGACCGATAAAAAAATGGTTACGGAAAACGCTAATAGTAAGCCGTCGTTTCTTGAGCGAGGCCAGCTAGTCGCAGTGTTAGGTGCAGTCGGTACATTTTTTTTGTACATAAGCGCTCGATCCTATCATGATGGATACTTGGATGAGCTAGGGCTTTCTTCTTCGATGTTTCCGCTGTCCGCAAGTGATGTGACTATGTATGCTGTTATTGCCATGTTTAGATTGCTGAACGTGGCTTTAGATTTTGTATTTGGCTTGAGTTTGAAAAAGCTGTCCTATCTATTAATAGTTTTCGTCTCCTTGGTTTTCCTGTTGGGATCACTTGGCGAGTTAGCAAATTATATCGATCGCAAAAAACCTAAGGCGCCTCAGGTTCTAGTTCGAGCTCTAGATATTTTATTGCGTCCTCGCGTTGCTCATTGGACAAAGCCGGCCTTTGGTATTTTTATCGTCGCATATGGCGGCTTCACCGCTATCTTGATTAGTATGCTACTTATAGTGTTTTGTGTATATCCTTTCGTCAGTCTTGGTCAGATGACGGCGCGCGAAGAGCTAGCCAAAGAGTTTCAGGGAAGTCCAAGAGCTAGGCTTAAAAGTCCGGAAGGAGAAGATCGCTTTTATACGTTGATTCAGTGTTCGGAAAGATTTTGCGCATTTTACAATAATAAGGAAGTTATCACATATGCTATTTCCGATGTTAAATGGGCGATCTCTGTGGTTAAAGCAAAAGCAGAATAGGCTTGCTGTTTAAATTTAATAGCTAGTTAACTTTTAAATTATCTAGTAGTGAGTTGCGCAACCGCTGCAGATCTTGATCAGACAGGCCAAGTAACTCGCGGCGAGCGTAGCGGATCTCGCGGGCTCCGCGCTCGGCGCGGTCTTTCAGGCCGTACTGGTGGACGCGAGCAATGCGGGAGACGCGGCCGGCGAAGCCGATCACCGCCTGTTGCGGTGACCCCTTGGCCTTGAGGTAGCGGGCCATCTTGAGCTTCTCGAACATACGCCGCTTGATGTGGCCCTTCTTGCCACGCAGATCCCGCGGCTTACGCGCCTCGAATGGCGAGCCGTCCGGATCCACTTGTGCGCGGATGCGCTGCTGCTGGCTACGGCGCAGCTGCTGGGCGGCCTTGCGGGCCAGCTGCGCCCGGCCGTGGCTGTCGAGCTGCACCAATAGCGGCGCCAGCCAAGTTTCAAGCGACTCGATTTGATCCATGAACAACCCACCTGATTGCCGTAGAGTTTTTACTGTGCGTTGGACTGGATAAAGTGACAAAACTTCTCTGACAGTATTTTGTCGCTTGACCATTCATGACGAGGAGGTACGGGCAAATGGTTGAATCTTCTTATTCGACCTGCTATTGCATTCAACTCAGCTATGTTTTCAAGTGGGAAATCTTCGCTAAATACAAATGCTTCAATTGAATTGTGACTATATTGAACGGCTCTAAAAGAGGCCCTTTTTGGTAATAGTTGTATTTTTTTGTTTGCCTCTTCGATGTCTAAAAGTAATGACATGAACTCGTCGTCCCAATAGTACTTCGCACTACTTATAGCGTTGGCTTTTTTGTTTATATTTTCTATGTCGACCAGTAAGGGAATGAGGTTTGGGTTATCAATATACGTTTGAAGGGAGTTGTAAGTATTATCCGGATATACTAGCGTATATAATTTTCTTGGGTCTATAATTAGGCAGTTACAAAATTCACTTTTTAGATACTCGTTCAGATATTCTATGAAGTCGTCTCTGTGTTTTATAAAATTAGAAAAGTTGTTATTTGATAGTGCAATTTTGATTTGCTCGTTAGTTTCCATAGATCGGTGGTATGCTGCAACCATTCCGGCTAGAGGAAAGGCAAGCGCTAAAATTGCAATTGGTACCTTCATCAGTTTGATGAAGTTATCAAAGCATTCGGCTTTAAGGCAAAGATCTTTGGGCGCTTCTGCGTTAAGAATTATAAATCCTATTATTATCGAAATGGTCGCGGGAATAGCAATCGATAAAATAAAATCGATACGTTGGTGCAGAGGCTTTAAACTTTCCTTTCCTGTCATGATTTAGCTCCTAATTGAAGTCTCCTGAATGTTAACGGATAACGGCTATGAGTAGCATTGTCGCGTTACCGTCATCCCCTAGCGCTCAACAACGGCTGCGGCCCGGCTGCGGTGTCTCCAGGGCCAGGGCGTCGCCAGCGGATCCGGACGGCCACTCGGCCAGCAGCTCGCCATCGGCGAAGACCTGCCAGGTGCCTGGCTCCTGGTACTCGGTGTATTTCGATTCTGGAACGTGGCTCAGCTGATAGGTGCCGTCTGGCTGGCTCTTGACGACCACGCGCTCGGTGAGGGGCAGGGTGATGGCTAGATCCACCTTGGAGTTGTCCAGGATGTCGGCCTCGAAGCCGATGCCCTGGGCGGATTTGTTCAGGTTGACCAGGAGCTCAGACTGGTTCGTCCGGACCCAGGCCAGCAGGGGCAGCATCACGGCGTCCGGGTGGCCGGCGAAGTCGGTCAGGATGATCTGCAGCTCGTAGCCGTACTCCCAGGACAGGCTGGCCGCCGCGGTGCAGCGCAGCTTGCCCTTGTCGATGAAGACCAGCAGCCGGTCAGGGCTGTGGCGCAGCTCTGGTACGGCGGCGAGCAGGTGAGCGCGCAGGCTTTCGGGCTTGTTCATGGCCGGGCCTGCTGGGCGTCATAGACCATATCGACCTGGGCGGCGCAGTCGGCCCAGGCAGCTTCCAAGGCTTCGCTGTCGTCCAGGAGCTCGCCGTTATTGCGCGGGGCGGTCGACGGCAGCTGGCAGCGCGTTACCACTGGACAGCCACTCACGGTAAGCCGTGGCTCCGGTGAGGACGGGCCGCTGGCGCAGCCGGCGAGCAGCAGCAGGCAGAGGCTGGCCAGCCCAAGCCTTGAGGTCGGCGTTTTCATCTTCGAGCTCCTGGATCCGGCGCTTGCGGACATCGATCTCGCGGCGCAGGTCTGTCTGGATGGTCTGCAGCTGGGCCTGGGCGGCCCGCTGCTGGGTGAGAGTTGCGGTAAGGTGGTCGCGCTCGCCGGTCAGCTGGGTGACCTGGTACTCAGCGGCCTCGCGCTTCTGGTTGGCCTGGTCTATGCGCAGACCCTGCGCATAGAGGGTCAGGCACAGCACTGCGATCGCGAGGGCGAGGGTGAGCGCGAAGAGCGCCTTCTCCTTCCAGCTGATCATTGGCGGTACCAGCCAGCGCGGTTTATCGCCGCCTGGTCCAAGTGCTCGAGCTCGCCGATCACCACGACAGCCCGCACGCCAGGCTTTGCGGTCTGGATGGCTTCGCAGAGGCGCTCGGCTTCTTCAAAGGACGCGCCGGCCGGCAGGATGAAGACCTCCCCATCCTGCGGATCCAGGCGCTGCACGTCGGTGACGGGTGTCATGCGGCGTCCTTAGCCGGGGCGGCGGCGCTGTAGCGGGCGAAGGCGCGCTCGAGCTTCACGTCGTAGAGGTTGCGGGCGTAGGCAGGGCCGTTGTAGCCGCGGGCGAAGTCGGCCCACTTGCCCGCCTTCAATGCCTTGAGCAACGCGGGCTCCGCCTTGACGAAGCGGACGAAGGCGTCGAGCTGCTCGGCCTCGCTGGCCTGCATGCGGGTGACGAAGTCCTGGACGCTTGCATATCCCAGGTCCTGCCAGTGATAGCCCATGACCTGGAACAGCCCCCAGCTGCACGACTCCAGCGCGTAGGCCTCGTCGATCTGCCGGGCCGAGGTCAGGCGCTGCCACTCAGCTGCGCCGCCGGCGTAGCCGCCAGACTTCGGATTGATCAGGTTCGGATTGAGCGCAGCCAGGCGATCGGCCTCGGCCTGGCCGTGGGCCTTGACCATGCGCTGGTAGAAGACGTGGCGCTCGAACAGGATCACCACCCGACCGTTGTCCAGGAAGCCTTCGCCCTTGGACTCGACCTCATTGACCGCCTGAACGGCCGCGACGGGGACGCCCAGGGTCTTGGCGGCGAGCTCGAGGTCGGCGTAGCCCAGGTGGAGCGGGTCGAGCTTGCCCAGCAGGGCGGCGAAGGTCTTCGGGCCGGCGATGCCATCGGCCACCAGGCCGACAGAGCGCTGGAAGGCTTCGACGGCCTGCTCGGTGCCTTCGTCGTAGTCGCCGTCCAGGTCGACGGTGAAGCCGGCCGCGGCCAGGGCTTTCTGCAGGTCGCGCACGGCCAGGCCGTGAGCGCCGATGAGCAGGATCTTGGGCTGGTTCATTGCGTTTCTACCTTACGTTCGACGAAGCGTTTGGCCGCGGCGCGAGTGCCCTCGACGCCCAGCAGTCCGATGATTCCGCCCCAGAAGGGGCCGGTGCTGGCAGGGATGCCCAGCAGGGAGAGGCCGTGGCTTGCGGCCAGGGCCAGGGCGCCGCAGAGCGGGGCCTCGAGCAGCACGCGACGCAGGGTGCCGCCGCTGTAGGCGATCCGGAGGCCCGCGATGACGCAGGCGACCAGGCCGGCATAGAGCGCGGGCCAGTTGTGTTCGAGCCAGGCGGCGAGCCAGGCCCAGGTGTCGGGACGGTCGGGCATGATGTTTCTCATCTAGTCCCAGAGGCTGACCGGCTGCTGCGCGGCGATGCCGGCAGTGGCCTGGGCGGGGGCGTCTGGCAGGGTGATAGGGGTGCCGATCGGCAGGATGGGACCCAGCTCGGCCAGGCCCGGGTTGGCTTCGAGCGCGGCCTCGGTGACGTCCTGGGTGCGCCCGTAGTGCCGCAGGCAGATCCGGTCCAGGGTGTCGCCTTGCTGGGCGCGCACGACGGTGGCCATCAGATGAGCTCCACAGTGGTCCGGGTCAGGCCCAGGAAGTCGCGGATGGCCCAGCGCTGATCGCGTCGGTAGTCGTCGATGGTGGGGGTCTCCGCCTCAGCGTCCTTGTCGCCCTTGGCGGTGCTGTCGTAGCTGCGGTACCGCTCGGCGACCTCGGCCGCGGTGGCGGCATCGATCGCGCGCAGGTACAGGTGGGCACGCTCGCTGACGCCGTCGACCAGCAGCCCAGGCACGGCGGCCAGTGTGGCGTAGCCGCTGGTGGCCTGGGCGAAGCGGTAGCCGGTGAGCTCGCGGTTGACGGCGATGGCTGCGGCGATCACGGCGGCCTTGAGCTTTTCAGTGCCGACGCTGCTGTCGATCCGCAGCCGCGCGCGGACCTGGTCCAGCTCGATCGCCGGCCAGAAAGGGTCGGACACCACCTGACCGCTGGCGACGGTACCGCCTGCAACGAATCCGCTCATGGTGCTGCTCTCGAATGAGTCGCCGGTGGTCGGGGCTTCACGGTCCCAGGCTAGGCCTGGCCGATCCGCCCCGAGCCGGCGGGGTTGCGGGGGACCGCTCGGTTAGCCGCCAGGGGCGGCATGTTTCTTGGCCAGGCGCTCGGCCCGTTCCAGGTCTTTCTTGCCGCCGCAGCGGTCATGCAGGCTGATGGCGCGCTGCAGAGCAGCGATGCCGCGAGCCAGCTGGCCCTCGGCGCCCGGCCGCTCTTCATCGATGCCCTCGAGCTCGGCCCGGCCGATGGCCAGATAGAGCTTCGCGCGCGCCTCGTCGGGCATATCCTGCTCGACGGTGAGCGCATCGGTGTAGAACAGGAGGTCCGGCTCGAACGGCTGGCCGGCTTTCTGGGCGTTGAGAGCAGCGGTGGCCACTTCTTCCGCGATCAGGCAGCCGGTCGTCCGGGCGAAGCGATCCGGCATCACCAGGCCGTGCTTGAGCACGTAGGCGGCGATGTGGAGCGCGCCCCAGAAGTCGCCGGCATCGATGCGCCAGATCATGACCGTGACCAGTACTTCGTCCTGGGCGCCATTGCCGCCCTCGAGCACGCCGCTGACGTAGTCGGCATAGGCGCCGAGCAGCTGGCGCTTGAGTTCGGCCTTGGCCTGGGTGGATTGCACCTGCTTGAGTCGCAGCCGGTCCTGCAGCAGTTGGGCCAGCTGCTGCTCGTACACGGTGCGGCCCGCCATGCTGTCGGCCGGCCCAGCGGCCGCGGCGGCGAGTGCCGCTGCAGCTGCCAGGAAGTGCCGTTTCGCGGGAGAGGAGGCCATGGCTTATACGCCCGTCACGATGTTTTCGATCAGGCAGCCGAAGCCGTAGTCCTCGACCACATAGGCGTCGTTGCTCGACTCGTAGTTCTCGATGCGGTTCTTCTCCGGCGCCTCCTTGACAAAGCGGCGGCGGCCGCCGGTTTGGTAGTAGAGCGACAGGTTCTGCAGCGAGGTGATGAAGAGTGCGTTATCGGGGATGTAGGGCACCTCGACTGGCTGCAGGCCACCCATACGGTTAGCGGCCAAGATCACGTCGGTGGACAGCTTCTCGGACGCTGGCTGCTCCTTATTCACCAGAGGGAAGTACTTGTCGTGGACCAGGTCACGACCGACGATGACGACCAGGCCCGGATCCTTGCGGTGCCAAGGGTCGATCAGGTTGCTGATCACGTCGTAGACCAACGAGTCCAGGTTGTTGTAGTCGGCGTCGGTGCCAGTGCCAATCACGATCTTGCCCGCGGCCTTGCCCGTCTTCAGCACGCGCTGGGGCGCGTTGTTGCGGTACTGCTGCAGCCAGCCGATGTTGACGTCCTGCAGCAGCGGGTTGGTGGCGCGGTTGGTGGTGGCCGCAGCGCTGGTGCCGTTGAAGCCGATCATCAGGCGGTCCAGGGCCTGGCGCTTTACGATGGCGTCACGCAGGCGCGCCTGGAAGTCCGGGAACTTGGCCCAGGCGTCCAGTAGGGAGTAGGGGATTGCAGTGTCGAAGTCGGTCTTCTCGCACTTGTAATCCGACTTATCGGTGCTGGACACGTCGCGGGGGCTGCGGCTGGCGGTGCCGGTGGTGTCGGTACGGCTGGCGATGGTGCCGGAGACGCCCAGACCTACCTTTTGGCCGAGCAACTCGTCGACGGGAATGTTGTTGATCTTGCTCAGGAAGTCGCTGGACTCCTGGATGCGGGTTTCCAGCTTTTGCTGGACAGTGGGGTCAACGGCGAAGGTCGCGCTCGCCGAGGACACACCGCTCAGGGCGGCGACTTGGGCCAGGTATTGGTTGAACAGGGCACGAGTATCGTTACGCATGGATCTCTCCGGGAAAGTGAACGGCTGATCAGCAGTCGGTCAGGTTCTGGCCATCGCCGCCGGTGACCGGAGGGCGCTTGGTTTGGTTGGGGTCTTGGGTCTGGCTGAGTTGCACCTGCAGGGCGGTGAAATCGGTCTGCAGCTGCGCATGCTTGCCGGCCAGTTCGGCGAAAGCGGTTTCGGCGTTGGTAAAACGGCTGTCCTGCTCGCGAACGTGCTCGGCCACCGCGGTGACGGCGGCGCCGATCTGGGCGAACTCGCCGTCGATGTGCGCGTCCTTGCCCTTGAGCAGCTCCTGGACCTTGGCGAACAACTTGGCGCCCAGGCCGGGCTTGTCTTCAACTTCGGCGAAGGTGAGGACGGTCTCGTCAGCCACGGTGAAGAGGTTGTCGGCGTGCAGCTTGCGGCTGGCATAGGGGTTGGCCGCCGGATTGGCCGCGGCGAAGGACAGCACGTCGGTACCCAGGCTGGCAGGGCTATCAGTGATGCCCAGGCCGACCAGGTAGGCGGCGCCGGTGTCGGCGAACTTGGGCGAGATCTCGACCGAGGTATAGATCTTCTGCTTGGCCTTGTTCAAGGCCACCAGGTCGGCGGTGGGCTCGATCTGGGCAAACAGAGCCAGCTTCTTCTGGCCGTTGATTTCGACTTCCTCAGCCTTGACCGCGATCACGTCGCCATAGGCGCGGAAAGGGCTGTCTGCCAGCGAGCTGCGGATGTGCTCCATCCAGATGCGGGCGCCGTAGGTCTTGGGGTCGTAGCTGGCAGCCATCTGCTCGATCTGGCTGCGCTCGATCTGGCGGCCATCGCTGGTAGCGCCTTCGACGGCGACACGGAAGAAAGGAGAGCGGAGTTTGGGAGTCTTGGGGTCGGCCATGCCGGGGATCCTCAGAGGCTTAGCGGGAGTGCTTGGGCGATGAGGGGCATGGTCGGGACGCGCGCGCGTCCCAGCAACGAGGGGGTTTTGTAGGCGCGCGCGGTACACGGTCGCGCGCTATGGAGGAGGGGATCAGGGCGGCAGTCTGGCGGCCATGAAAAGCCTATCCAATTCCTCGCCCCTGCCAAGCCCGGCCGAAACGCCGGCGGCCCCCCCGTCCACCGACCTGCTGATGGACGTGCGTCGGCGCGCCAAGCATCTGTACTGGATGGGCTGGCGGGTGACGGAGATCGCCGAGGCGATCGGCGAGAAGGAGAAGACCGTCCACAGCTGGAAGGCCCGGGACGAATGGGATCGGGCGGACAACGTCGAGCGAATCGGCGGCGCCCTCGAGGCGCGCCTGGTACAACTTATCCTCAAGGACGGCAAGACCGGTGGCGACTTCAAGGAGATCGATCTGCTCCACCGCCAGTTGGAGCGCCAGGCGCGGATCCAGCGCTTCCAGGGCGGCGGTACCGAGGCCGAGCTCAATCCCAAGCTGGACAATCGCAATGCGGGTCCGAAGAAGAAGGCCGCGCGCAACGAATTCACCGAGGAGCAGATCGAGGCCCTTGAGAGCGCCTTCCGCGACCAGTGCTTCGGCTACCAGCTGGACTGGTACCGGGCAGGCCAGCAGCGGACCCGGGCGATCCTCAAGAGCCGGCAGATCGGCGCCACCTACTACTTTGCCCGCGAGGCCTTCCTGGATGCGCTGATCACCGGGCGCAACCAGATCTTCCTCTCGGCCAGCAAGAACCAGGCGCATATCTTCAAGGCTTATATCCAGGCCTTCGCCCGGGAGGTCTGTGGCGTCGAGGTGACCGGGGATCCGATCATCCTCGCCAACGGCGCCGAGCTGCACTTCCTGGGCACCAATGCCCGCACCGCCCAGGGCTACCACGGCAACTTCTACTTCGACGAATTCTTCTGGACCTTCCGCTTCGAGGAGCTGAATAAGGTGGCCAGCGGCATGGCGATGCAGAAGCAATACCGCCGGACCTACTTCTCGACGCCGAGCTCCATGGCCCATGAGGCCTACACCTTCTGGACCGGCGAGCGCTTCAACAAGAGCAAGCCGGTCGCCCAGCACCTCAAGCTGGACGTCTCCCATGAGGCCCTGCAGGAGGGCCGGCTCTGCGAGGACCGGATCTGGCGGCAGATCGTCACCATCCTGGACGCTGAGTCTCGCGGCTGCGATCTCTTCGACCTGGAGGAGCTCAAGCTCGAGTACTCGGCCGAGGCCTTCCAGAACCTGCTCATGTGCCAATTCGTCGACGACGGCGCGAGCATCTTCCCCTTGGCCATGCTGCAGCCGTGCATGGTGGACAGCTGGGTCGAGTGGGCCGAGGACTACAAACCCTTCGCTACCCGACCGCTGGGCGAGCGCCCGGTGTGGGTCGGCTATGACCCGGCCGAGACCGGCGACACCGCTGGCCTGGTGGTGGTCGCGCCGCCGCTCGTACCGGGCGGCAAGTTCCGCGTGCTCGAGCGCCACCAGTTCCGCGGGATGGACTTCGCCGCCCAGGCCGAGGCGATCCGCCAGGTCTGCCAGCGTTACTGGGTGACCTATGTCGGCATCGATGTCACCGGTATGGGCAGCGGCGTGGCCCAGCTGGTGCGCCAGTTCTTCCCGAACCTGACCACCTTCAGCTACTCGCCCGAGGTCAAGACGCGCCTGGTGCTCAAGGCCTACGACGTAATCAAGAACGGCCGACTCGAATTCGACGCCGGCTGGACCGACGTCGCCCAGTCGCTCATGGCCATTCGCAAGACCACCACCGCCAGCGGCCGCCAGTTCACCTACACGGCCGGACGCAACGACACCACGGGCCACGCGGATCTCGCGTGGGCCCTCTTTCATGCCCTGCACAACGAGCCGCTGGAAGGGCAGACCGCCCGCAATACCGGCGTCATGGAGATTTTCTGATGAGCGATTCCACCGAGCTGGCCGTTTCGACGCCTGGCCCTATCGAGGCCTTTACCTTCGGCGATCCCATGCCGGTGCTGGAAGGCCGCGAGGTCTTCGACTACCTGGAATGCTGGTTCAACGGCCGCTACTACGACCCGCCGCTATCGCTCGACGGCCTGGCCAAGGCCACGCGGGCCAGCGTCTATCTGGACTCTGGGCTCAAGTTCAAGCGCAACATGCTGGCCCGCACCTTCATCCCGCATCGCCTGCTGAGCCGCGCGGCGTTCGAGCAGTTCGCCCTGGACTGGCTCTGGTCGGGCAATGCGTACCTGGAGCGCCGGCAGTCGCGCCTGGGAACGCCGGTCAACCTGCAGCCGGTGCTGGCCAAGTACATGCGCCGCGGCGAGGACAACCGCTTCTTCCAGGTGCGCGGGTGGCGAGACGAGCACGAATTCACCCCGGGCACCATCTGCCACCTGCGAGAGGCCGACATCAACCAGGAGATCTATGGCATGCCCGAGTGGCTCGCGGCCATGCAGTCCGCGCTGCTGAACGAGTCGGCCACGCTGTTCCGCCGCAAGTACTACAACAACGGCAGTCATGCCGGCTTCATCTTCTACATGACCGACCCGGCGCAGAAGGAGGAGGACATCGACAACGTCCGCACCGCGCTGCGCCAGTCCAAAGGGCCGGGCAACTTCCGCAACCTCTTCGTCTATGCCCCAGGCGGCAAGAAAGACGGCATCCAGCTGATCCCGGTCAGCGAGGTGGCCGCGAAGGACGAATTCAACTCGATCAAGGGCATCACCCGCGACGACATGCTCGCCGGCCTGCGGATCCCGCCGCAGCTGATGGGCATCGTGCCGCAGAACGCCGGTGGCTTCGGCTCAATCCGCGATGCCGCCTTGGTCTACGCCGCCAACGAGCTGGAGCCGCTGCAGGCTCGCCTGGCCCAGGTCAACGAATGGCTGGGGGAAGAGGTGATTAGATTTCGAGCATATGAGTTATTTGTTGGGTAGGACAGATTTTGATTTTTTCTTTGACTCAATTTCTTCTAAAAGAAGGTGCGATTCAATATCGTAGAAGTTCAAGAATCTAGATATTAAGTGCCCTTCGCTATGAAACTTTGTGCTCCAATCTTCCATGTTCCACCCGCATTCGATAAGGTCTGACGCCATAAAGATGAATTCTAAGGTATCAGTCAAAAGTGCGATATTTTTGCTGGCAGTGTCGTGATCTATTTCTGATTTTCCGTGGACAAGATAGTTGCGATGTTGGACGCTTATCTTTGCTACTCGCTCTAGGTTGTCCAGAGGAAGGTGACAGTTTTCACGTATAACACTAATTCGTTGATATATTTTTTTGGGGAGCGATGGATGTCCAAGTCTGTGGAGGCTTGAGATTGCGCTGTTTCTTTCGTAGGTGTTTGGCAATGCCTTAAATGCATCAATACAGTTTTTTCTTACCGCGGCCACCTCATCTGAAAGCTGAAATTCTTCCAAAGATATATCTTCATTAGGGATAAGGTCGAACATATCTGCTGCCGCCACTAGCCTTAGTGGCGAGTAGTTGTTTGCATTTCTAATGCACCCAAGAAATGCAACTCTTGCCGGTCGCCACCTTGGATGTTTAGACATCCACTCTTCAAGTACCTTTTCAAATTCCTGTTTATTCTTAAACGGGCTTATCGGAAGATCGCTATGCCTTGGAGAATGCAAGCTTATTTTAGGTCCTCTCATCCAGCGATAGCTCTGCTTTACATAGGAAATCCTAGTGGAAGGGTCAGTCACTTCACCATTTAATATCTGTATACTCTTGACTCTTTGTATTCTGCCGCCGACGTAAGATAAAAATGCAGACATGTCGGACAAATTGTTTATAGCAGCATTAAAGTCTACCATTTCATTTTGAGTTATTGATATTCTTATGCGATTTTTTAGATAAACCCCGGTAGAGTCTCCGAAATTATATATGGGGTCGTGATATGCCTTGACTTTGCCGATTCTGGTTTCTTTTTCAAAGATATCGTGGTTCCCAGTGTAATACATAAGCAAAGCGTTTTCGCTCGCAGTTATATTATCTCCCAATCCATCTTTCTTTATCGCTTCGTTAACTAGCTCCCCAGCTGTATGTCTGATGCCGAAAGCAGTCTCATCGTCAAATAACTCGCAAGCATCTGACGTCGTGAATTGGATGGAGTGAACGGTGTTTTCTTTTTCGTTAATATGTTGAGAGCCTAAGATAGTGTAATGAGGGAAAATTTCCATATGATTGTTTGCTCCGCCTTCCCTTCTACCGGACTTAATGTACGAAGATATATTGCATCCAAGTAGCGATATGTGCAGTCCCTTAGATGTTATGCCGAATATTGAAGAATTTGAAAATCTCTTAATTTTTCTTTCAGAGTGAAGTGTAAGCTTCGTCTCGGTGTTTTGAAGTCGAAGTTGCCCGCTTACTAATTCACCATTTGGCAGAATGAAATCGCCGAGGTGTTCTTTATTTTCGTGCTCGCGGAGCTTTTTCAT